AGGTTAGCTAGAGCTCTCCAGGCAACTTTAGCTGAGTGACGTTGTCCATCATCATCAAGTTTACCTGCATCAATCAGATGTCTTGCTAATGCATCAAGCTCATCTGTAGATTTACTACGGTCCCAGTGCAATGGTTTATCAGGATGATGTTGTTCATTACCTGCTAAGGATACTTTAGCAACCTCCATTATTGCATCAGGGAAATATTTTAAAACGCCTGTATATACAGGTCTTTCTTTTCTTTCTTTTGCATTCATATTTTTACCATTTTTTCTTTTTCTTTTTATGTGCAATACTATTCACTTGTAAGTTAGATCTTTGCCAGTGATATGTTTGCTTAAAAGTTGAAGCATCATCATATCTATACTCTTTACCATCAATTATAATAGTCTTTCTATTCTTTTTTCTTTTATAACTAGCATCATATTTCTGTATTGGTTTCATCTAATAACTTTTTAATTTTTAGTTCTTGAATTACTTCCTCTAACATAGCATAGGCATCTGCTTGGTCTCCATTTTTTAGGGCTTCAAGTATAAGTTCTAGATCTTCTAACATTACAAACTATTTATAAAGTGAATAGTCCAGGCAATCAAACCATTTAATTGTAAAGCTACAAGGTTCCATTGTCTTCTTACACTAACTTGTATTAGTACTAGTATAAAACCTATAATAAAAAATACAGGTTCAACTGACCATTGTCCAGCAATAAGAAAGCCTGTACCCATATATCCTAATCTGCTTGCTAATCTCTCTACAGGGGTTAATCTTCTATCACGGACCATCATTCTAAGAATATCACGCCACCATCTGTATTCACATCTACGGCATGTTTTCTTTTTATCTGTTTTGTACATCCAGTCAGGATGCTTCTTATTACATACATTACATTTTCTCATTTTTATTTTTTAATACTTTTAAATTTTCTCTTTCTAACATATATTGTATGTATGCTGATTCATCTGTTTGTTTCAGTTTGTTTTCATACTTACTAATCCTAGTATCAATAATACGGTTGTTAGTCTCTATACTATAAGGAACATAACCTTTGTATAATTCATCTAGTCTGCCTTTCAGATACTGCACTTCCATTAATTTCAATATCTCTTTCTCTGTCATGGCTATTAATTTAAATAAAGAGGGGGCTATACGAGGCTTATTTTAATCACTTCATATAGTTGGTTGCCCCCATACTTTATTTGTTATACTTACTTTTCAATAAGTAGTGAATAATTATTATAAAAACAACAAGGATAATTAGATTCTCACTCACGTTTTAATCAAATGTTGTGCAGTTAACTGTACGTCATCAATATCAACAGAGTTAGGTACTTCTAACCAATCCTCATCTTCATCAATGTTCAGTTCACTATATTTAGATAATGCATTGTAAGTATTATCTACTTGAACTGGACTGTGCTGACCTAAAACTTCAGCAGTAATAAAATCATGAAACGTTTGTGTATCACTCAACCATGTTCTAGGATGAGATGTTTTGAACGCATGTGTTACATGATTATAAAATGTCCAAGCATTCTCTTGATCACAGTTGTAATCATAAGATGGCTTGTTCATTTCATTTCTACAACATGTCATCTGCGTATTATCAAGCAGCTCTTCATTAAAATAAAGTCTACCTAATAGTGCAGCCTGTTGTTCTTTTGTTAATGGTGTATTTCTTAATGCATCTCTGTCATCAATAATACGCTTATATATCTTCTCAGCATTCTTAATCTGATTAGATATTTGCATATGTATATCATGATCAGCTGCACCGGTATGTTTTCTCTTAAAATTCATAAGATCACCAGCTACCATACCATTATAACATACTCCTACATAGCCCCCAATAGCACATTGGAATCTAATAGTTTTATCATAAGAGTTTGTCCAGGCAAACATCATCCCTAATTCTGTTTCATTTAAAACTTTAGGATCTGTTATAGCGCTGTTTGTCTTAGGTTTGATGTGGTATATACCCTGTGCAACTTTTGCATCTAGATTAGCTCTGTATAGCTCTCTTGTTATAGCAAAACCACTATCTTCTAGTAGTTTTGTAGTTCTGTCCATCACTTGTTTATGTGATACTACAGTGTAAGATGGTCCCCATTGTGGAAGCGGGGCAGCTTCTAAGTAACTACGTGTTACTTCTGTTGGTCTTTTATGTCCCATATTATAAACTTTTAAAGTGTAAATATAATTAAAATTGCTGACTCAGCAAAATTTAAAAGATATATCTTATAGTTTCTAAAGGAAAATACTTCTTATAAATATCTTTGAACTCTGATATAAGTCTTCCTTTATGTGCTATAGGATATCTCATCACGCCAGATTGATTTTTTATCTCATATGAACGTCTCATCAATTCTCTAGCTTCTGGTGATGCTTTAGCCATTTGATTTCTGTGATTTGTAAGTGCAATTACCTCACACTTATTTACTCCAGCAACCTCTTTTACTTTTCTAAATAAGGCATTGTACTCTTCTTTCCAACCCGGATAAAATACTAATGGACTATAATTTATATGTACTTCCCATCCTAGTTCTTTCAATCTATTTATATCATATATTCTATGTCTTATTAATTGCATTTTAGGTTCAAGAATTTTAGAATACCTTTGTGGCATTAGGCTAACTCTAACCCTGGGTTTCTTATTAAAGTGATTAACATTTAATCTTAATAAGTTAGGATACTTAGTAGCCATAGTACTATTTAACCGGGGGTGATCATCATATCTTTTTAGATAATCAATTAATGGTTCAGGCATATGTTTCTGCATCAGAACTAAGTCTGAGTTGCATGCAACATCTACCATAGTATATATAGGGTCCTGTTGATCTGGTTGTTTGTAGTATGTTTTTTCCCATTCTACAACAGAATTAAATATCTGATCAACATTCTTATTGACATAAACTCTTGTACCGTTATACCGGGACATATAACAATAAGTATTGACACAGCCCCCAAAGCATCCGTAGATAACATTGGGAGCTATGCAATTGGCACTATTATTATTTGGTTTTGTCTCTAGTGTTTTGGTTGTTTGGATCTTTATCATCTATAATATAACCTATTTCTGTACCTGATATAATATCAACACCATGTACTTGTATGTCTTTTAGCTTGCTAGGAGGATCATACAGTGTATAATATGTACATATCTCTTCACCTGCTTTTATATCACGCAGAGTTCTAAGTTCTAACACACCACACTCTATATTCCTTGTATTTGCACAACTTATTAATTCTGCATTAGGTGTATCACTATGATTTATAAATCCACCTAGTGGTGTTCTTAGATGCTCTGTAAAGTATTCAGTATGTGTAACATGGGTTGTGCCTAGTACCTCACCTTCTTTAATATCTTTTTCTGTGAATAGACCTAAACCATGCACAGAAGACCTTTTTATAGTAAGGCCTTCTGGTAGCGGTTTGTAACTCATTTAAAATAATTCTAATTGATTAACTTTAACATTTAATATATTATTTATTTCTTGCTCAATTGCTTGCATATAGTATGCTTTATCAATATTATAGTTTTCCCATTTAGGTTCTACTTTCATATCATTGTATACTGTTTGCAACCACTTACCTGACTCAAGTTGTATTTCTCTTCCGTCAAGCTTGTTTACTTTAACAATCTTCACTCCTGTCTTAGATATATAGTATCTATTTATCTTCTGAAGTTTTTCTTCTTTAAGTATATCATTTTCAATTGAGCGGGCATGCTGTTCCCAGTTACCCTTAGATTTACCACCAATACAATAATCTAGAATGTTTCTGTTTGTTTCTAAATAATCTTCTGGTAGTATATCATGTATGAAATAATTATATATTGCTTTCTTAATAACAAGTTTGGATTTGTTCTTATGCAACATCAAACCATGAAAGTCAAATCTGCCTTTCAATTTTGTTGGTGCTACATAAAATTTATCCTGCTCTACTTTAAATTTATAGTGTGGAGAACTTTTTTTAAGCTCACGGTACTCATCCATTGGAATCATTTTAAACTTATTCTGAGCTATGTAATTGTTTACATCTCCTAATATTAGTTTATCATATTCATCATGTTCAAGTTGTAAGTTAGTTATTCTCTCCCACTCAGCACAAATTTCTAAGTATTTATCTTGTTCTTTTCTTGGTATTTTTATTTCTATACCATCTGTATTCTGCAGTAACCCAAATGCTTCAGGAATCCCTTCCATTATCATTTCATAGAGCATCATCAGTGTAAGCTGACCGTTTACTGTAATTCTCATACAGAGCTCTGGATCATAGAAGAAACTATTTATATCATTGCTAAGACCAAATGTAGAGTTAAGAATAATTTTATAAACATAGTTCATAGGATTACTCTTAGGTATCTTCTTTCTTTCTTCAAAGAACCACTCATACTGATCACAAAACTGTTCTGCTGGAAAGTGTCCTGGTGACCAACGGTTTCTAATAACAAGATTAGGATAGAATGATGTAACATCTGATGACATTATTACATAGTCTTCATCTGATGTATATACCCCTGGTACTCTTGCACCATGTGCACCACCTAAGCCAAAGTGTGTTTCTATATTCTTATAGTTTACTTTGTACTTAAATCCTCCTCTTAAATTACTTGGGTCAAGTTCTACTGACTTGAATCTTTCAAGTAATCTTTGGAATTCTGGTGACTGAAACTTTATATATGGAAGTATGATGTCCTTAAACTTAATTACAGATCTATGTGATCTCATTTTTTTAAGTTCATACTTTGGTATATTAAGGTTTCTTGATAAGTAATAACCAAACAACTCCTTACTTATTCTTGGCTCAGATGCACTAAATAGATTTATACCATATTCTTTTGTCAATACTTTACGTAATGATACTAAAGACTTTGATCTATTAAATATCTCTTTTGTAGAGCTTACATCATTAACACAATACTTTATTATAGTATCTATCTCTTCCTGTGTACTAATCTCTGTAGTATGAGATATAGGCATATCTATGATATTCTCCCAATCCATACTGTACTGAATCCATTTAAGACTTGATCTTTTAGCCGGGTTGTCCCAATGATGCATCTTAAACATATCAATTTGTCCTATAGACATTTGCCATAGAGCATAATCAGAAAACTGTTTATTATTAGCAGACTCAATAGTCTTCTGTGCATATGCATAAATAATCCTTGCAACAGCACTTGCCTCTAGTTCTTCCCAATCACTGCAATTCTCTATTATATAATGAGTGACTTGTGCATCAAATGCTAATCCATTATAGGATATATGCCACTCTCTGTTATTTACATTCTGTTCTAAAAACTTTATGAAATCATCTCTATCATCTCTCAGCTCATGTATTACAAAGATCTTTCTTTCTTCAGTTTTGTAATGTTCAAATACAGCTGTGAAACAGTTAGACAATGTTTCATAATCCATTACCCAGTGATTCATATTTAATTATTTTAGATAAAAAAAGGGATGCTCTCACATCCCCTTTTAATCAACTTAAATTCATACTTAACTATGCATTAAGTATAATGTTGGAAGTTTGAGTTTCTTTAACATCTACATTCATGAACTGCCCATAATCAAATGATTCAGCATTTATTGCAAATATATTAATGAAGTTCTCAATCTCCTCTTTCTCAGTTATATAAAACTCAGAAAACGTTTCTTGGCTTACTCTCTGTTCCTTTACAGTTTTACCTGTAGTTTTATTTGGAACTTTAAGTCTCTGAGGTTGACCATTATCATCTAGTCTAGGGACCATGTGAAATGATTGCTTAGAGGTTCTACCAATTACTGCTAAAATGCCTGACGATGGGTCAAACATAGCTTCTACATATGGTGAGTCATTGCTCACTGGCATCAAGTTAAAAGACTTAGCTCCTCTAAAAGAAGAGGTTACTAACATCATATTTTTTCCTATACCCATAAATTAATTATTTGTTCAAAGATAATAAATTATCATTACCAAACAAATCTATTTCAAAAGGAATACTACAATACAATGTTTCTTTATGTATATCTGGTACACTACATACTTCAAATATATTTTCCATCACTTCTTTATCTACTCCAAGTCTTTCTGCATACTTAGCGTGTAGTTCTTCATCTGGTGTTAGAAAACCTTTTACATAAGAAGATATCCTACCTTGACTACCAAAGAAATCCAATATAGCTATTTTATTATTGAGTGTGAATTTTGAATATTTACCTTCAACAAACATTTCAAAGTCATGTGCATGCATCTCAAAGTCAAAAATATATAATTGTTCTTTTCCTAGATTAACATGCTCAAATAAAAGTTCATGATTTTTTAAGAAAGCATCTTCAAACTCTTTGAATGAGTCATCATACTCTGATTTATATAAACACATAAATTTATTATCTGTCTCTTCAAATACAGTATCCCAACAGATATACGTTTCTATAGGAACATAAGTAATCCCCTTCCTCAATCTAAGTAGTGGATAGAGGAATACTTTGCTCTTCTGAAAGTAATCTGTATAGACGCTTCCCATACTATAAGTTAACTTTTCTTACTAAGAATTCATAGGGCAAACTATAATTTTTGGTATCATAATGGTGTTTTGCAGCCATTACAGCACTTAATAACTCATTTGTCCACTCATTCATAGTAGCTTCAGATACTTCAAATATATAAACCTGATCATAAGCATCAATTACAACAAAGTTAAACTTTATTGTATATGTATCATCTTCTAAGTTGTCAAAAACAAGTTTAGAATATATGGCTGCTTGTAACCAATAATTATAAAATTCTACTGTATCTGCAAAATCATTTATACTTTTTGATGTTGTCTTTAAATCATAAATAGTAGCAGTCTTTGTCTCAGTATTAACTTCATAGAAATCTACATACCCGTGTAAACCAAAAGGATAATCTTTAAGTTCTGATGTAAGATAGGCTTCTGCGTATGTTGTTATTGGATCTAACTCAAAATCTGTTTGTTTTGGTGCAAAAGCCTGACTTACTTCTTCATTATTCTTTAGTATTTCTACTCTATCTAAACAACGTTGATATGTGTCTTGGTCTATAACATCAATAATATTATTACTGACAAATTCCCAATAAACTTGATACTCAGTTGATTTAATTTTAGAAAGTCTTTGCTCATCTGTTTTGAGTGATTGATATAAGTTTATTGCTTTTAATGAATCTAAGATTATAAAGTCTTCTACCTTCATAAGATCTGTCTCATCTGTATGCAAAGACATATCATGTAACACCTTTCTAACATTATCAGATGGCGCTTTCTCAGGTACAACTCTGAATTTATTTTTAAAATTATCTGGCTCAAATAGTAAACAGTGTATAGCACTACCTTCTATTAGGTGTTTTTCTATCTTCTGCTCCCTGTCTTTTAATATATACTCTTTATAGAATAATGAGGGAGAAAACAACAGCTTATTCAATGAAGAATAGCTGAAGTTAAACTCCTTCTCATAAAATTTATCTTCTAGTTCTTTACTCATATTATAGATATAATAAGACCAATGATAGAAGATGCCAAGGCAAATACTAGTAAGAAGTCCATCAACTTGTATGATGATTCAACTTGCTTTCTAGATCTGCCTTGTCTGTATTTCATATCTTCTTCTGTCATAATTATTAAAATGGTAGATCATCAAATCCATCAAGGCCTGTTAATTCTTCTATGATTTCATTACCGTCTGGCTCTACAATAAGTGCCTTTTGCAATTCTTCATTTAGTTTTATATCCTCAATATTAATAGTGAAAAGGTTATCTACTTTCTCTCCACCACGTTTTGCTGATCCGGTTAAATTATTTCCTAAATATACATTATTATATATACGTTTCCTAATTTCTAACCATGCCCACTCTGTAAAAGAAGTTTCTCCTACAAGCATTCTAATTAGATTTTGATACATATATATCTGTGTATCATTACCATGATCATTTGTAAAGCCACCAAGTCTTTCTCTCAGTGCTTTTACATTTACATGATTCCAGTTGTTAGCATCTTTTAAGTAATTATAGTTAAAATAGAATACTGTAGCAACCTTATCAAGACATGCTTCTAAGTTACAGTTAGACATCATTTCTAATGCTAGAGCTCTGTTTGCTCTATCATTACTTTGTATCATGGTTTGTACTTGATCTACTTCATCTGCAGTCATGACATGCATATCTTCAGAACATATACTATTGATTACTTTATCAAGAACTAACTGAGATCCTGACATAAGTGAATTAAAGTCTTGCTCATTCTCTTCTTTTACATAAACAATGTTTCTATGATCATCATCACCTCTTACGATTTTATTAGCTGCATCTCTAACAAGATCAAAATTATTTGAATTGTTATTACCATAATAATATGGCATATCTATATGTATTTTATCTGTTGTATGTAGAGTTCTATACAGCATATTAAGTTTATCTGCAAAGTCTATTGATACTGTATCAGGATATTGCTGTTGTACTGATGTGAAATAATCTATCAGATCTTTTAATACAGAGATATCATAATAAATATCCCAGGGTACAGCAGTAATACTATCTAAGTACTTCATAGATATAATGCTATAGTCTGATTTTGTTTTATCTCTGACTACTTTTACATTATACTTCTCTTTAAGAAGATCTACCTTCATTCTAGGTAGACATAGCTTAGGATATCTATATAGTTTTTTATCTTTTATCTGCACTAATTCTGGTGCATCAATAAGATTAAGTTTCACATTATCAAACTTACTCATTGGCCTTGACCATGAATAGTTTGTAACATCACCAAGATATATTCCTAGTTTTTGATGGTTTACATTATTAATTAAACCCCTGTCATTTGTTTGTAATTTAATTTTATATACATTATTCATTTGTACTGTGTTTTAAATATTTACGGTATTCAGGCCTAACCTGGCATTGAAATACATATAGTTCTCTATTAGAGATATATATTTCTTTCCTACATATAGGCTCTAAATATCTAAATGTTGTTGTGTCAAGCTTACCTTCATTATGAAGTTCTTGAATCATAGCTTCTGCTGTCAAATCTCTATAGTGTTTGATATTAGCTTTATCCATCCAATAGTTCACATCTTTATCTCTACTAAATTTGTGACTGTAGGACCATAAAGTATCTGCTAATCTCCATATAAAATGCAAGTTCTTTGTATAATCCAGTGTTGGGATCATCTTAGCAGCCATTGCTAGGTTTTCTTCATTATAGGATTCTAAACATCCTACTAAAGTACGTAATAGTTCTTCATCTAATACGGTTAATGAGGCTGACTCATGTAAAACTGTATCAGTATCTACAACTGCTAGTCCCTCAGTACCTATTCTGTATGCTAAGTTACAACCCATACCTGTTAAGTATGCTAGATCATATAAACTTACCTCTTCATCAAGATTATATCTATTTACTTTATCAGCTACAGCTGGAGTATAGATTACACGAAGGTTGTTAGGATTACTTACACCTAATAAAGAATTAGAATTAGACATATCATATGCTTCATAGTTCCATATTGTACCAAACAAAACATTTGTAGTGATATTCTCTTCATTATTAAATCCTTTATGTAGATTATCATGAGTTATAATTAAGTCTGCAATCTCATAATCATTTGTCATTCCTATACCATGATCCTTAAGTGACTGTTTAAGTCTATCTGCTGATACTTCACAACCTGGTATTACAAATGCTTTTTTATAATTACCTTTCTTTAGTGATTTTATAGTAGGTGTTTTAACTATATCATGCATAGCATCTACAGATGTTTTATCCTCTGTCAATATAACCTCATTCACAACACCCCTTGATAGTAACCCAAATCTCTCTGAGTTACTACCAAGGCTGTATTGTGCTAGAGCGTTAACATCAAATTCTTGAAAAACGCTTTTTGTTGCCATTACTTCATTGTCATTTTAATTATTTCTGGCTTCATCATAAGTTTATTAAACTTAGCTTTGTTGCCATTAAAGATTGTTCTTACCACTAAGTACTTAAGATCATTTGTAAAGTAGTCTTTAGTACATAATGTTTCTAGTCTATCAGTAATCTTCTGCGTAATTGTATTCTCTTTTGAGTATACAACAGCATAGTTAGCTAATCTTGTTGCAAGAGTAGATGCAATATCTGCACGGTATGAATCACCTTTACCAATACAACCGGTTAGTTCTCCAAGAATGTATTGCTCATTATCATGCGTCAATAAATCCATAGGTGTCACAAGCTTATCAAGTTTATTATTGATAAATGTTGTAAACATAGAAGCAAATGCATCTCCTACACTACCTTCACCAATCATTTGAATTAGTGATAAGTTATCTTCAAAGCTATCAAAGCTAGATATTGCATTGAAGAATGTTGTAATAGATCTTGCATTAGTTTCTTGCGTAACTAACTCAGGGTGAAGTAACAGGAAGTTGATACAGCGAGTATCTATTCCTGCTTCTTCTGCCCATTTAGCCCATACATTTACATCAAACTTGAGATTAGCAGTGATATATCTGGTCTTCTGTGCCGCGTCCACAGAGTTTACCATATAGTCACCGTTATCAGGATTTGATGTAAGGATTATGTGCCAGTCTTCTGGTAATGACCATGAGATATAAGTTTGTCTATCTACAAGTTCCATAACAGCTTGTATGAAACGTACATCAGCACGGTTCCAATCATCAAGAAGCAGGATACCACCTTTCTTCTTATTAGAGATCCACTCTGGTGCACAGTAAGACATTCTATTCTTACCGGTCATTTTAAATCCATTCTTTAAATACTCTTGTACAGCAAGCTCATCAACCCATTGACCAACTTTCTTGGTTACAGTATTACCCAAATTAGCAAGGCTTGCACCTGCTGCTCTTTGTGTAGCTGTTACCATCTCTAAGTTGTCATTAGATACTGTTACTTGCTTTTCTTTATACATTTGAAATTGTCTTACAGGAAAACCTACAAGATCACCAAGCTCTTCTATCTGAGCAAGGTTAAGCTTAACAAAGTCTAAGTCAAGCTCTTTTGCCATTTCAATAATAGATGAAGTCTTACCAATACCTGACTCACCTACAACTTCTATAGATACTGGATTCTTACGTTCTTTTTGTAAGAATCTATTATTACTAACAATGTGGTTTACAAAACCTTTTAGTTCTTCAATATTTAAATTTACTTGTGCCATTTTTAATTTTAATTTAATTGTATTTTCAATCCTGGTAATTCTTCATTTATGTTACATTGAGAACTGTGTACCCATAGGGTGTTATGTGGACAGTTATCAGGACTATAAGCTTCACCATCTGTTAAATATATAAGGGCTGTATATAACCCTTTCTTCTCATTATAATGATCAATTACAGGTTGGAAGTCAGTACCTCCTCTACCTTTAATTTCCCAATCTTTCTTTGGATTAAATTCTTGTATAGAATTAATCTGTGTATCACATTGTGCTACTGTAATCTTATGACCAGTTTTATGCATATGAGTAAGCTCATTCATAAATTCAACAAGTTCCTTGTTAGATACAGATCCACTTGTGTCAACACCAACTAGTATATGATTCTTAAACTTAATCTTAAGGCCAGGATTAGATATATATCTTTTGTTATATTTTCTCCTTAGCTTCTTAGTATATGATATACTAGAGTTACCTACAAATCTTCTTAGATATCCTCTCCAATCAAATTTAGGTGGTTCAACATGCCTTAATCTACTTATTATATCAGCTAGCTCACCCGGTATATTACCTCTTCTTTTTTCTGTTTGCTCAGCAGTTTCTTTTAGCTG